AAGAATTTCTTGAATCTTTTTTATTTGTTCAAAGAAAAAACCAACCTCATCATCACTTTTAAATGATTCTCTTTGATCTAATTTCTTAAGTTTATCATCAGATATTTCTATTACCCTGGATATTTTGTCTAAGTAGTTAAGGTAACTTAGAAGGATATCTTCTGATGCTTCTTGTTTTTTCATTAGGTTATATGTAGCATATGTTAATATTACTATAGCAGATGATAGTATAGATATTATTATTATTGATATCATAGGTTATTCAGTATGTTTTTTAGCCCCTCACTTTTAATAGTATTCAATGCTTTATTTTTGTTACTATTATGGTTTTTAGGAGAATTATTTGTTTCTAAAGAAAAATTATTTTTATTATTAGTACTATTAGATTTAAATTTAGGAAGCCATTCTCTTTCAAATTCAATTCTAGAAGCCATTAAATCAGCCTGATGAATAATATATGGTAATGATGTTCTGGGTTTTTGTTCTGGTAAGAAAGCAAATAAGTATTTCTTATTGGATTCATCATATAGTCCATCATGGGTTTGGATGGCTATCATCTCATTAAAAGTATATGTTACTCCATATAATTGAAGAAGAAATAAACCTCTATCAGGCACTGAAGCAAATGGGAGTTTGTTATTGAACATATATTCTTCTCCTAATTTATCGCGGCGCCACTGATCAGTTTGAGGAACATATGATTCATAATTTTCATCTCCTATTTTTCCTAGATCGTGATTAAGAGCTGAAAATATAAGTTCTTCTTTAGTATATGTAGAAGAATCTACTCCCATTTCGACCCATACATCATGGAGCTTTAATGCTGCTTCTATTACCCTAACTATATGGTCATAATACCCACCTTCAAATGAGTTGTGATATTCTTTTTTATAGCTGGCGGGCATCATGGTTAATCTTTCATCGAATTTTTCATATAATGCGATAAGTTTTTCTTTTCGTGGAGATGATATATATTCGTTTATATATTTGAATATTAAACATCTATTATCATGGATCTGTTGAGCAGTTAAAGACATAGTATTATTATTTTAATTAATTATTTTTATATTTCCATATAAAGTTATATGCTGTTTTTTTTACATTTCGGCAGCAAGAAGATATTAAAGTATTTTTTTTTCCATTACTATAATAATTTTCTGCTTCTCTAATACTGCCCCATTCTTTAATAAAATTATCTTTTAAATCATATTGAATAATTTTTTTCATTTTTTTATAATTAGGAATGCCTTTTTTTATTTTAGACCTTTTTTCTTTCTCTTCTAAAGTCTGTATTCTTCCTTTCAGTTTATTAGATTTTTTACAGCATGTTTCTTTAGATTGTTTTTTACCTAAAAAGATATCTCTAACCCAAGGTCTTTTAGAGCCTTTTAAAGCTTTAGATATATTACTTTTGTGTTCTTTAGTTAAAATTCTATTTTTGTTTAAATTGCTTATAAAATTACTATAGGTTTTTTTCCATTCTTTAGATTTTACATGTCCTGTTGATCCTTTTATTCCTGTAGGGGTTATATTTACTAAGGTTGTTCCTTGTGATTTTAGAAATATTTCCACTTCTTTTTCTTTTTTTAAAGCTTGATCTTCAAATAAATTATCATATAATATAATTACTTTTATATGGCCCCCCACATTATTAAAATATTTTTTCCATGATTTATTTCTTCTGGTAAAATTATAAGCTCTTTTATTTTTGCCTTTACCTACATAGAAAGGGGTATTATTTATTAAGTCCAAATGAATATAGACATAATAATTGTTTTTTTCATTTTTTTCGTTCGTGGTATTTTTGTTTAAGTTTTTCATCAATCTTTTCTTTATTAGACCAGTAATATTTTTTACTATATTCTCGTTGTTTGAGAATACGTTCGTCTTCTGTTTGGTATTTTTTGATACGTCCCATCGATTATAAATATTATAGATCTAAGAAAAAATCTAAGAAAAATTAAAATTTTTCTTTTTTAGATTGAATATGTGTTATCATTAAATAATAATGGGTCATCCCAATTGCTTTGGATTTGTTCTGCAGTTAGATTCATAATTTGTTCTTATTTATTGAATGACATTGATTTCATCTGGAGACATTGGTTCTCTTTCAATTATTGATTTTAAATCTCCTAATATGTCTTCTGTGTTGCTGATTTCTTGTAGGAAAGTATTAGTATCTCCTCCTCTTTTAACTAAAAATTCTAAAGTTTTTAGTTTAGTTTCAATTTGTTCAATTCTGCGGAATATTACGTTTCTATTTCTCATATTTTATTTTTATGATGTAATATAATAGAACAATATAGGGTAGCCAAATTTTTGGTACCCTACATTTTATATTTTGATTTTTATGTTATTTATTTTCCATATTCTAAATCAAGAATTTTACCAACTAAATCCGATCTATGGTTTTCTTTAAGTTTAATCCATTTAATTTCATTAATCTTTTTAGATAGCTCTATAGCATAAGATAATCCTGTTAATCCTTCTTTTGTATCTTGTTGTTCATTATCTCCATTAATTATAATTTTACCGGTTTTACCAAGTCTTGTCAGGATAGCAAGCATTTCTGCTTTTGTCATATTTTGAGCTTCTTCTACAATTAACACATCATCTACAGTTTTACCTCTGATAAACTGAACAGGAAGTGCATCTATCAATTTCTTTGTAACTAAATCATCCACTTTAACTTTATCCCAACACTTGTATAAGTTTTCAATTAAAGCTTCCATATAAGGATTAAATTTTTCATCAAGACTTCCAGGAAGATAACCAAGAGATTTACCTACTTCTATAGCACTTCTTGTAACTAATATCTTATCTACCATCTTCTTATTAAGAAAATCTAAAGCTGTAATAGCTCCAACTAGGCTATTGTGAGTAACTATAAAGTTATCTGTTAAGTATAAATGGGTGGGAGAGTCAATAGTGATACATTGTGCAAGGTCTTCCCCTATATATTCTATACTAGATATAGTTCTATTGATTATATTTAATTGAGGTGTAATTCTTTCTTTTTTTCTGTTTAATTTAAATATTTGGTTTCTTATTTCGTTGGGGAGGTTAATGCATATTCTATAGTTTATTGCACTGTATTTATATTCTTTTTCTCCTTTAGCTTTATATTTTCCTTGTTTTTCGGTTACATAGCATACTCCTCCTAAGCTTTGGATTAAAAGTGTAAAATCATCCTTAAGTTGTTTTGAGACGGTACAGAAATAAGGTTGAGACGTGTGGCCTTTACCAGTCCTGAAGTTATTTATTTGAATCCAACCATCAGTATCCATTAATCCTTGAAGTAGTAGTATTCTATTTTCTATTGAGTTGTATAAATATTCTTTAGGGATGAACTTAGTGAAACTATTACAACCCATAAGATTATATTCCCTTAAATATTTTGTAAGAGTATTAGTTTCTACTATATCTTGATTCTTTTTACTAGTAATACTATAATTTATATATTTATCACCTAATGGAGATTTACTTTTAGTATTATATAATATTAAATTATTCCTATTACACCATTCTTGGAAATAATGAATTATTTCATCATCTTCATTAGTTATATTAGGAACAGAGTGGGTTATATTACCATCTCCCAATAGGCACCCCAGGATATAAGGTTCTATCTTTAATTCTTTGTTATCAAAGTTGACAGGTTGAGTGATAGGTATAAACCATTTATCTTTTTTTCCTGTTTTTAAGCCTCTATCTATTATTTGTTGTAAAGTTAAAGTTTCATATTTTTTATATTTACTATTCCTATTACCTGTTCTTAAAAATTCATTATGCATGTTACTCCTTGAACAAATATTCCATAGGTGATCACTAGTACATTCTGTTGAACTTCCATCAGAAAAAGTAATTTTATATATTTTTTGGATTCCTTGGGGGTGAATATGAGTTACAGTTGATGTATTACCATTTTCATTAATAACTAAATCTCCTACTTTTATTTCCCCCATTGTTGTTAATCCTGTTGGGGTTACTATCTTACTCTTTAAACTTTGGGCCTTCCCGCTGCCCGCCCTACCAGTAACAATTACTATCTGATTATTGTATATTAGTTGTTTAGCTAATTTTTGTTCATCGTTTAGCTGGATTAGATATTTGATGTCTGATTTTCTTTCTCTGTTTGGTTCTTTCATAATGTTTGTTATTTTCTCCTTGGTATCATCCTGAGCCCCGGTACCATACCTAACCTCATTTTTCTACCTATACTTTCCTTTCCCCTGAACCCGTATTCCAAGCATACCGTTTAGGGGACTAAGTGCCAAGTTTTTTTAAGGAGAAGTTTTTAAAAAATCTAAAATTTTCTTTATATATGAACATTTTTCATACTCTTCTATACTTTCAAAGTAATTTATACCCATATTCAATGTAGCTTTAAAATAATCATCTTGACAGAGTAATAGTGCTTTGCTATGAACTTCATTCTCTATATTAATTTTACTCACATAACTCCATGCCCTTGAATAAACTATATATTCTCCAGCATTTTTTATATCATCTATATCTAAACTTTTGTCAATCTTTTTAAACGTCTTAAGTAATGAAATATTTATATTAGCATCATTTAATACTATTTTTTTATACATCCCCATTAGAAATTGAGGATTCTCAATAAAATCATCAAATGATTCAACCTCATTACCTTCAGAATAATCAAAAATCTCAAATATCTTATTAGGATCAATCATTATGACATAATTAAACCTTAACAATATGTGGTTTGGGGCCTCATATTATAAAGGAAATACTGCTATTACTTTATTAATCATTAGTTGGGTATAACTCTTTTAGTTTGTTGGTCACATCAGCATCAGTCCACTGCCCAATAGAATCATATGCTGCAGCTTTCCATAATACTATTC